CAGCTTATAGCCGGTCTTAAGACTTGGCTAGATAATACGGCCATCGATAAGATGATTGGCTCTGAGAGCTAAGTCACTGTCGATGCATTTTTGTCCGTATTGGTGCACTGTTTGAGCGTCCACTTTATAGTGGATGTATAGGCGATCTACGTGGCTTGAAGTTTACCCCCAGATTTGGAGGAGACTTGAAAAGCGACGCAAGTGGCCATATGATGTTCATGCAGTGTGTCTATATAGACGCTTGCATGAAGTGCATCGCTGACGTCTCTGATTTACGTGACCTCGAAACTATGAGATCACGGGTCGAGAATGAAGGTCTGTCATTTCTGACATTGACCCTACCCCAATTCTGCCGAGACTTCGAGAGAAGTTTAGCAGAGGGATATATTGACTCAACACTCTTTCGCAATTTTGCGAAGAATGGAGCAATCCCTGCATTCTTGCAAGGTATGCTCAGTCAAATTTTCGACCGAGAGACAGGAAGGAAACGCAATGAGAACAACAAAGACATTTCGACCATTGTTGGATGCGTACGGCAGATTTGCCGAGCATTTAGCAAGATTGAAATTGCCTGTACCCCCGAAAGGGAGCAGGCTGCCTTTGCGAACTACACTGCCATTGAACAGTCTTTTGACTTGTTTTCAGTGCCGGAAGCGGTCCACGCTGAGTTTACTCGCGTGGCTGCTGTGCTGTGGGGTCCTATGGTTAGCTCAATCAGAGTTAACCAGTGTACTCCACGACACGGTCCCGGTGCGACTGCAGAAGGTATTTCCGGTAACGCGAAATACAACTGGAGTAGCTGGAATGATCGTCTGGAGCCTTATTTCCCTATTATCGATAACGGGTACCCTATTGGTACTGCGCTTGATAGTAAGGAGCTCCAAATGGTATCGATCAAACCGGAGGGCATGGAATCGCCTGTAAAGGTGATCAGTGTCCCGAAAACGCTCAAAAGCCCTCGAATCATCGCAATTGAGCCCTGTTGTCAACAGTTTGTACAACAAGGACTTCGAAGCGCCTTGTATAAGGCGATCGATGATAACTGGTTAACTTCTGGTCACATTAATTTTCGTGATCAAGAAATCAACCAGCAGCTCGCGTTGAAATCGTCCGAAGACGGTTTATTAGCAACGATAGACCTTTCAGATGCAAGTGATCGGGTTCCCCATGATCTTGCTATGGAGATGTTCCGGTCAAATCCTGATCTTCAGGCTGCGATCGAAGCATGTCGTTCAACGAGTGCGAAACTTCCGGATGGAACCATTATTGGTCCTCTAAGGAAGTTCGCATCGATGGGTTCTGCTCTGTGTTTTCCGGTTGAAGCTATGTATTTCTACACTATTTGTGTAGTAGCTTTAATCCGGGAGCACAACCTTCCTGTGACACCCGATACTTGTTTTATGGTATCTAGAGGTGTCCACGTGTATGGTGACGACATCGTTGTCCCCACCACGTATGCGAGTACTATTCTCGATTACCTGCGAAAATACAATTGCAAGGTAAACACCAATAAGACTTTCGTGAGCGGAAGCTTCCGAGAGTCATGTGGTGCGGACTGCTTTGACGGAGAGCTGGTAACACCAGTATATCTTCGTAAAGAAGCCCCTGAGAATAGGCAACAAGCTGATCGACTTATCTCCTGGACGGCCACCGCCAACGCCTTTTACAAAATTGGCTATTGGCGCACCGCCACTTTCCTTTTTAATAAATTGGAAAGAATCTTAGGGCCTATGCCCTATGTATCGGAAGATTCGTCAGCTTTGGGCCGTATCTCTTTTCTGGGCTATCAAACCATCAATCGATGGAATGTTAAACTCCAGCGCTTTGAAGTAAGAGCCTGGTGTCCAGACTCCGTTCGTCGCACTGATGAACTGGAG